CGTGGCCAGTATCAGCACGACCTCAGCGACGGTGGGGGCAGTGGGTACTTTTACCAGTATGGCTACGACTTTCACGACAGGCACTGTGCAACGGTTTTCAGCACTTCCTGTGCGCCTTAGTCTGCCAACGACTACCCCGGTGTTTCTTGTGGCGCAGGCCGGATTTGGCGTTAGCACGATGACAGCAGACGGGTATCTGTACGCCCGGCGCAGACGTTGACTTTTAGTAACAGATCGCATATAACCGGGCGAAAGCCTTAAACGGAGCAAATCATGAAGAAACTTCGATTGGCCGAAATTATCGGCTCGCTTTTCCCCGGCGTGCAGGGCCAGACACCCGCCATCTCGCCGGTTCTTGGCGCAATGCCGGATCAGATTGGCGTGATCAATGCGATTCTCGCAATCAATCCGTGGCAGGCAACGATCTACAATGCCGCAGCGAACACGACCGGTTTCACGGCAACTCAATCGCAGGTGATGGGTGCTGAATTCACGGTTCTGGAATTGACGGGCACGATTGGCGCTGGCCAGGCTCTTACTCTTCCGACTGTCGCTAACCTGATTGCAACCCTCACGCCGCAACAGGCTGTTGTCGGTTCGACGATCGGTCTCCGTGTTGGCCGTGCTGCAACGGGCGCTTTCAACTGGACAGTTACCACGAATACGGGCTGGACGTTGAATGGTACGATGACCATCGCTCAAAGCACCTTCCGTGATTTCTTCATCACGCTCACCAACGTGGGTTCCACGCCTACGGCTGTCATCCAGCAGGTTGGTACTGGCACCTGGAGCTAAAGTGAACAAGCTACTCAAAAAACTTCTGGCCTATCTGTTTCCGGGGATTGACGGAGATAACGATGATCCTGCTGACCTTGGAAACGATGTTCCGGATGATTCCGCTGGCGATGATGATCTGGATTTGCCTGTTGATGATCTTCCTGATGATCCTCCCGCACCTGTCCGCTCGCGCCATGATGATCGTGACGAGCGTCTGGCTCGTCTGGAAGCTGAAGTTGAGCGCCGGGGCCGCATGGCGGAAGACTTCCGCCGGAATCAGCCCCCTGCGGTAGATCCGGAATACCAGCGCGAAGAAGAGCGTTTGCGTGCGCAGGATCTGAGCGACCTTGAACGCTGGCAGATCCAGAGCAATCGCACCTTGCGTGACACGCAACGTGAAGCACGTCAGGCGATGGCGCAAGCGCAGGACATGATGGACCGGGCGAAGTTTGAGAGCAAGGTTACCTCTGATCCGCGACGCGCGAAGTATGCTGACCGCGTGGAAGAAGCTATCCAGCAGGAAAGGTCGCAGGGCCGTAGCGCGTCGCGCGAAGCCGTGTACTACTACATGCTGGGTAAGGACATCGCGGAAGGCAAGGTCAAGAGCAAACCGAAGGTCGCTTCCAGCGCGCCGGCAGTTCCGCGCGGCAAGTCGCCAGCGGTGCGCAGTGATGTTCAGGGCCGTGGCCGTGCGTCGTCCGAACAGGACAAACGCCGTTCGCGTCTCGAAAACATGAATATCTAAACGATCCCAGGGAGGGACCATGAAAGTAAGCAAATTTGCCCTTCTCCGGGCGTATCTGTTTCCGGGCGTAACGAACCAGTCAACCAGTTTCACGGCTGACGTTGAAGCGTACATTCAGGAAGAAGTTGAACCGCTGGCACGTCGCCAGCTGGTCGCGTACCAGTTCGGCAAGCCTCTGAAGCTGGACACGAACCGCGGCACGACGTACACGGCTTCGCGCTACCAGCGTCTGCCGCTGCCGTTCGCACCGTTGCAGGAAGGTGTTGCGCCTCCCGGCGAAGCAATGACGCTGCAACAGGTTTCGGCCACGGCCCAGCAATGGGGCGACCGCGTCATCATCACTGACGTGGCGAACCTCACCATCAAGCACCCGCTGTTCCAGCAGGCTTGCGAACTGGTCGCGCTGCAACTACCGGAAACGCTTGAGCGTAATACGTTCAACACACTGCTCGCCACGACGCAGGTGAACTACGCGAACGGCAAAGCCTCGCGTGCCAACCTGCTGGCTACGGACGTGATGACCCCGCACGAGAATAACCGCATCGTCGGTTCGTTCCTTACGTACGGTGTGCCGCGTTTCATGGGCGATGAACGCGAAGACATGATGATTGAGGCGGGCGCATACCGCGATCCGTCGAAGTCGCCGGCTGTCATGCAACACTACGTTGCACTGATCCATCCGCTGTCGGCGCAGGACATGCGCGAAAACACGACCGTGGTGAACGCATGGTCATACAGCGATGTCAACCGTCTGTATAACAACGAACTGGGTCCGTTTGGCGGTTCGCGCTTCGTTGAATCGAACCTGCTTCCTTACTGGACAGGCGCAGCAGCGATTCAGGGCACGGCTTCCGCTTCTGGCGGTACGCTGGCTACGAACGCTGGTTACCAGATCATTGTTACGGCATCGCCGGCACAGACGAGCGTCGAACAGATCATTTATCAGGTTTCGAACGCGATCAGCGTTACGGGTCCGACAGGTTCCATCACGGTGACGCTGCCGAACCTGCCGAACTACGTGTTCAACGTCTATATCGGTACGTCGTCAACGCCTTCGAACCTCGCAACGGCAATTGGTAACGGTGTTCCGGTTACGGGTCCGCTGGCTGGTCAGGCTACGCAGTTGCTGCCGAACCAGACGGTGACGCTGACGGGTATCGGTGTTACGCAAACGCCGCCGGCGGCTCCCGCCACGGGCGTTAGCGTGTTCCCGACGATCTACATCGGTAACCATTCGTACGGCCAGGTTCTGCTAGAAAACCCGGAATTCCACTACCTGACGGGCGCTGACAAGTCGGACCCGCTGAACCAGACCCGTGTAGTATCGTGGAAAGTCTTTTACGGCTCGATCATTCTCAATCAGGCGTTCCTCGCCCGTGTTGAGGCTGGCTCGGCCTTTACCGCTGGCTACTCTGCTGGCACTGTGACCACCCCGTAAGGAGTAATGGATGCCCCCGCGCAACCCGAACGCCCCCTCGCAAGAGGGGGTTTTTGAAGAGAAGAACGAAGATCTCGACAACGCCCAGCTTCAGGCGAAGATCCGTGAACTGGAAGAGTTGCTTGCGAAGTCCGATGCCGCGAAAGCGATTGCGGAAGACGAAGCGGGCCGACTCCAGCATCAGGCGCAAGCCTCGCTGCTGACGACCAATGTCACGGAACGTTTCGCCGGCAAGACGGACGACGGCGAGGACCTTTGGTGGTATCGTATCGACCTGGCACCGTGTGGCGGTCTTGATCTGAAGATCAACGGCCTGCAATACGTGCATGGTGAGACGTACAAGTTCACCACGGATGTTCTGCGCTGTGTTAAGGAAATCGTTTCGCGTACGTGGTCGCATGAAGCCAGCATCAGTGGCGCGAACGAGAATCCGTACAAGCGGGCGCAAAACAAACTTCTCGGCGGGGGCAGTGCTCCCGGTTGGGCATATCGTTAAGAGGAAACATGGACAAGGACACAGCCGTTCTCGGTAATTTCCAGATCAACCTTCCCGGCCCGAACGGCGCAAGCCTTTCGATTAGCGGGTATGTCTACGATAGCGAGTCGCAAGAGTCGCTGAATGAGCGGATGGATACGTGCCGGGAAGCACTGGCACGGCAGCAGGCGATTCTGGAAATTCCGGTGCTTGAAGAAAACATCAAGCAACTGGAACGCCAACTGGAAGTGACGCAGAAGGCTTACGCGGAACTTCTGGAAAAGAAGAAAGCTAACTCCAAGATGTCTTCGCAAGACCAGGCTGCGTTCGGCAACTATCCGCAGCAGATCAAGTTCATTCAGAACGAACTGGACAAGGGTCACGCGAAGATCGCCCATGTGAAAAAGGCTGCGTAATGGCTTACCTTCAGAGTCAACAGATTGTTTCCCTTGCGTGCCAGATCTGCAAGTGCCCCGGCTTTAGCCAACTGGGCGGAACCTTCCTGAACATGACTCTGGAGGATCTCTGGCTACACCGTGACCTGAAGATGAACCGGGTCACGGAATTTATTCCCGTACAGGCGAATAACTTCGGTCCGTTCACGTTGCCGCTGAACTATCTGCGCACGTATGACCTGTTCTTTGAGCAGAACAATCTTCCGTACTTCCTGAATCCGATTTCCACAGAGGAATACGATCAGGAATTCAAAGATCCGTCGATTGCGAACTACCCGTACGAATTCATGACCATTCTGGTCGATGAGACGACGGCGATTGCGCAAAACAGTGCGGGCCAGCTGTTCATCTACCCGCAATCCTCTGGTGCTATCACGCTGACTCATCGGTACATGGTGAAGCAACCGGATATCGCATCCCCGGAAACGTCTGCCGTTATCCCGTGGTTCCCGGATCAGGATTATCTGATTCACGCCACGGCTACGCGGTTGATGAAGATCACGGACGACACACGCTATGAGCGGTTCATCGCGGAAGGCGAAAAGATGCTCAGAATTCACCTGATCATGGAAGGCGACGAGCAGCAGGTGGTCAAGTCTGTCCGTCTCGATCCGCGCCGGTTCCACAGTAATCGGACTTTGAAGCCGACCAAAATCACCGACTAGGAGACCGTATGGCAATCCGCAACGGTCAACCTGTACGTTTTACCGCCAAAGGCATTTGTGATGCGTTCGATGCAACGGACGCTTTTCCCGGTGCTTGCGCCCTGCTTTCGAATCTGATTTTCGATCAGGGTAACCCGGAAATCGTAGTCAGCCGTCCGGGCGTTGGCACGCCCAAGACATCGTTCGCCTCTTTCACGTCCCCGACTTTCGTTTCGGGTTTCATTACGATTGGAAGCGTTGTGTATGGCATGGTATCGACCGGGCGCAATGCAGGCCACGATGAACCGTTCGCGTATGACCTGAACGCCGGTACGTTCATTACGATTTCCGGTGTGACGGCGGGCAATACGCCGACCTCGCCGGCGACTTCAGGCCCGTGGACGCCGCCTACGTTTGCCGTGGTGAGTACAAAGATCCTCGTCACGCATCCGGGATTCAACGGAGCGGGTTCGAACTTCTTCGGCGTGATCGACATCACGACGCCCGCAACGCCTTCATGGACAGCGGCAAATCTGGCTACGAACCCATTACCGGGTGTTCCGACCAGCGTTGCGAACTTTAACAACCGGGCATATTTCGCAGTCGGAAACGTGGACTATTTCAGTGATGTCCTTGTTCCTACGACGCGCACCAACGCCTCGCAGTCCGTGACGCTGGGCGACACGACGCCGATCACGGCTCAATCCGGCCTGCCCGTCCAGACGACCTCGTCCGGCGTGACGGGCGCGCTTGTCGTGTTCAAAGGGTCGAGTATCTGGCAGATCACGGGCGACCCGGCGACGAACAACCTCGCACTGAACTACGTAACGCTGACCACGGGCTGCATTGCGCCTCGCAGTGTGGTGCAAGGGCCGTTCGGTATCTTTTTCATCGGCGTAGATGCACCGTACGTGCTTAACTTCCTCGGCGTGCTAAGCCCGTTGAGCAAGACGCCCGGTAATGACGGCGTGGCAGATGTGCAGGTGCCTTTCCAGAACACGACGCAGGCGAGCCGGATTTCCGCCTCGTTCTCCGGAAACATTTTCCGGGTCTGTGTACCGACGATCATTGCTGGCGTAACGCAGACGAACGATTACTGGTACGACATCCGGCGCAAGCGCTGGAACGGCCCTCACACCTTCACTTACGACGCCATTTCGCAGTTCGGGAATAACTTCATCCTGTCCGGAGCGGATCACGGCGCCGCGCTATTCCTCAGCCAGAGTATTCCGGCTATCGGTAGTGTGTACACGGATAACGGAGTCCAGTTGACAAGTCATCTCCGGTCTTCCTCGTTTCCGAAGACGGGCCACATGGCCGAAGTGCAGGTTATTGAATCGACACAGGAATTCGCTTCCTCTGGTGCGTCAGTCAACTACAATATCACTGCTCTGGATGATCAGAACAATACGATTAATTCCACTTTTGTTCTGACACCGGCGGCGGGGATTACGTGGGGCGGCGGCGGTCTGTGGGGCGGCGGTGCACCGTGGGCGTCCACGAGCAACATTCCGCACGTGTACACCGTGCCGTGGACGATTCCGCTGGTCTTCCAGAAAATGGCGATAGATATCACGGCCACGTCGTCTAACAGTCTGTCGATTGGATCTTTCTTTGCCCGGTATGCGGATACCGGCTACACGAACATGGGGCGCTAAATGCCGATTATCGGAACACTGCCAAACATCATCCAGAACGGGCAAGTGGTGGATGCCAATCCGGTAATGGCGGATCTTAACTACATTGTCAATCAGGTTAACGCGAACGGCAACCCTGCCGGTACGCTTACTGCACCTACCGGAACGCGGGTTGTATTCCAGCAGTCGGCGGCGCCCCTCGGGTGGACGGCGGATGCAACGATTACCGACCATACCCTACAATTGACAGCGGCGAGTGGAGCTATTGTAGCTACGGGGAATCAGTACAGCGGTCTGTTTAGCCTCCCTTGGGTATCAGACGGTCACTCGCTGACGATAGCCGAACTGGCGGCGCATGCGCATAACGTAAGCGATCCGCAGCATAACCATACCAGCCCCGGCCACCAGCACGGAACCGCTTCCGGTAATAATTTCTGGACGGCCACGCCTACAGGTGGCGCATCGGTGAATCTCCCCGGCGGCGCGAATTCCATCAATCAGGAAACGCTGACGAACGCCGTCGCGGTTTCGATCAATTCGAGCGCAACGGGGATCAGCATACAGAACAATGGTTCGGGTAATGCGCACAGCCATACGAAGACCTTCAACGTGAACTATGCACAAGGTATTGTGGGGGTGAAGGCGTGAAAGTCGTCTGCCCGCTTATCAAGAAAACGTGCCTGGAATCCGGGTGTGCGTTCTGGACCCACGTCAGCGGAACACACCCCCAGACAGGGGCACGGCTCGGTCAGTTCGACTGCTCAATCAAGTGGTTACCGATGTTGCTGGTGGAAAACGCACGCTCGACGCGCGGCGCACAAGCCGCCGTAGAGTCCATGCGCAATGAAGTGGTGCAAAGGCAGGATGCCCTTAACAATGCCGTTGCGCTAGGCCAGCGTCAGGCGGCGAAGAAGATCGGGGAACCGGAATGGAACAACGAACGTTTACCGAAAGCGACGTGAAAGCTATCGTAGATGAACTGGAGAAGCGGGCAGCACAGCGTTTCCAGCTAAACATCGGACGCGGGGTTATAGGATTGGTATGGCGGGCATGCTTTTATCTTATGCTGTTTATCGCTGCTTATGGCGCATCCGGTGGATTGCGCAAATTCTTTGGAGAATGAAATGAGTTTCTGGACGCAGATCGAAGCCGACTTTAACGCTGTCATCGCCAGCGCGGACAGCATCCCGACGAAACTGGAAAACCTTATGGGTATCCAGACTCGCGCGCAGGAAATGACGACCCTCACGACCCAGTTTACGACGATCGTGGACGACGGTTCGAAGGACACGGCCACGAAGGTGACTGAGCTCCTGACGCTGGTTGGCAAGCTGTGATCCCTGAAGAACTGGCGGCTTGCCTTGGGATTCCTCTCCAGCGTGCGACAGTATGGGCTGATCCGCTCAGTGCAGCGATGGCGTTATATGCGATTGATTCGCCAAAACGCCAGGCGGCATTTATTGCGCAGGTAGGCCACGAGTCCGGGCGTCTCGTCTACGTCCGTGAACTGTGGGGGCCGACGCCGGCGCAGGAGCGGTATGAGGGGCGCGCGGATCTTGGTAACACGGAGAAGGGCGACGGGTTCCGGTATCGTGGTCGCGGTCTGATTCAGGTCACGGGCCGGATCAACTACCAGCGCTGTGGTAACGCGCTGGTACTGCCTCTGGTTGACCATCCGGAATTGCTTGAACAACCGGGCAACGCCGCGCAGTCCGCCGCATGGTTCTGGAATACGCACGGGTGTAATGCGCTCGCGGACCTGATGGACTTCGGCTCGATTACGTTGCGCATCAATGGCGGGCTGAACGGTGCGGACGATCGTAACAACCTGTGGAAAATGGCACGGGTTTCTCTAGGGGTGGACGATGGCACTTGATCCGATCACAGCAGGGCTTGACCTTGCGCAGACCGTAGTTTCCAAGATCTGGCCCGACAAGTCGGCGCAGGAACAGGCGCAGTTGTCTGCTGTCCTCTCGATGATCACGGCACAAACTGACATCAACAAGGCGGAAGCGCAATCGAGCGACCCTCTCCAGCACTGGCGAGGCGGTCTCGGATGGGTCTGTGTTTGCGGGTATTTCGTCAACTATGTTTTGACGTGGGGCGTAAATACCGCGGGTGCATTCATGGGGCACCCCGTCCACATTCCTTACATGGATATGTCGGAACTGGGAACGCTTACGCTCGGTATGCTAGGCTTGGGCGGTCTCCATGTAGCAGAACGCATAAAAGGGGTATCGTGAGAAACTTCGTACAGATCGCAGCAGGTATCGACACTTCGGCCATTCTTCTGGAGATTGCGCGCCAGCCCAAACTCTGGAACCGGCACGGCGAACGCAAGGCGCTGGAAGTGCATCGCGCGATGGACGATATCTGGCTTCGGTATAACGATGAGAAGCCGTACCGGGAATCGGGCGACTGGTCCACGTTCAATGACGAGCATGAGTCGAAGAACTATCCGGAATGGTATGCCCTGCCTTCGATCCACAGTCTGGTCTTCGATCTTGCGCACAGGGTCAAGGCAACACGGATTGGCGGCATCCTGATTACCCGGATTCCACCCGGTGGCAGGATCGAGCCCCATGTTGATGGCGGTTGGCACGCCACGTATTACAATACGAAACTGTACGTTGTATTACAGTCGAATCCGCAGTGTATCAATTCAGCGGAAGATGAAAAGGTGGCGATGGCTCCCGGTTCGGTCTGGTACTTCGACAATGCGAAGATGCACGATGTCGTGAATGACGGCGTCGATGACCGAATGACGCTGATTATCTGCCTTCGGTGCGAGAAATGATCAAACACCATTTCTCTGCCGGAGGCGTGTACTGCCGGGAACAGACGCTCGAAGCAGGGCGGGAAGTCGAGAAGCACGTCCACGACTACGACCATTTGAGCTATCTGGGTTCAGGCGTGGCTAGCGTGGATGTAGAAGGTGAGTTACAGGTTCTGACAGGCCCCGCCATGCTGGAAATCAAGGCGGGAAAGCGGCACAGGATTCAGGCGATAACCGATATTACCTGGCTCTGCATCCATTCTGAAGCGATTGCGGACCCAGACATTGATAAGGAGTAGATCATGCCCTGGGGAGCAGCAGCAGGTTTAGCGGCATCGGTAGCGGGTTCCGCCATTTCGAGCGCGATGGCGCCTTCCACGTCTGGTGGCAGTGGCGGCGCGGGTTCGTACTATGTCCCTTCCGGTTTGCAAGGTGCCGACCAGCAATGGCAGAACCTGCAAAACCAGAACTATAACGTGTTCAGCGCTTCGCAACCGCAGTTGCAGGACTACGGCCAGCAGTCGCTGGCTGCGCAGCTTGCTGCCTACAACACTTACGGAAGCCCTTACCAGAACGCCG